CAAATTATATATATTTATTAGCATGGATAAGTGATAGCCTTAGTCACATTTTAACACAAGACAATTTTAATTAAGATAGTATTCACATTGACGTTTAACAACTGAGTGAGTACGTCTTGCGACGACTAGTGATTAAATTATATAGGATCGGGCGCGAAGTATTATAAAATAGCGATTACTAAACTGAGGTCAATCTACAACGCAAACAGATGCACGTATACACCTCGGGTAAGCGATGAAATAGATTGGTCCAAGTCTTTTGACTAGACCGGTCTCCGCGAGTGGAAAGCGAAATCAATAATATAAGCAAACATATGGGATTGGTCCCCCATATGGCTCTACCCCTAATTAATTTATGAACCTTACGACCCCTGACTGAGTACGAATACGCTAGTATAGTGGCCCTAACGCTATACCGGACAGACTTGGGATTCACGGGAAATTGATCACCCCGTGTCTTATTGATCACCTTGTAAACTATGACAATGTCTACAAACAACACAAAATCTGTACGTGCCGTATCACGTACCTCGACCACCCAAAACAAACCTGAAACAGATCAATTCTTTCAAGCAGGAATTTATTCTTATGACGGTCCAGCGCGACACCATCTGCTTTCTGGATATCACAGAGGACAGGGAATACCACAAAATGTTTCCATCAAACCTCATAGTGGATCTCTAGCAGAAATTGCAAATGTTGCTGGCAGAAAAGGAATAATTGAATGGGAGACAAATGCAGGAGCAGGCGATATCTTATTCGACGTTTTAGTCGGACCAGTAGATAATACACCAACCGCCAATTACGAATTTCTTGCAAAAGCTTTTGATCAAAGTCGTGGAGACTTCGTCTACACGTTCGATCCAGTATGTACATCCTTCCACCAAGGGGCAATGTATGTATGTTTCGTGCCATCTGTTGATGGTACGGTACCGGATCTACCAACTTATCAACAAGCTTTAGGATTGGATGGAGTAACTCTTGTCTTGCACAACACAACACAACAAGACGTACGAGTACCATTTCAATTCTTTCATCCCTGGCTGAAAAGCACAAGCTGCATGGGAAGATTAGTAGGGTATGTATTTACCCCATTGGTTGCAACAACCGCAGTAGAACAAGAAGCTGAAATCAATTTCTGGCACCGCATGGAAAATGCTCAATTTAAATTTCCAAAAGCAAAAGTAGGATTTCAGTGGCAATATCTCGATGAAAACGGAGATTTTGTCGTCAAAGATTTCGGAACTGGACAAATTATTGAAC